TTACTTGTCAAAAATGGCTATTGCATCGTGTTTTTTCTGAGTGTATAAATGGCTGTAAGTGCCCATCGTTTCAGTGATTTGAGCATGTCTCATGAGTGACTGTAAAACGAAAATATCTACACCATTATTTGCAAGATAAGATGCATAAGAATGTCTTAACGCGTGAATGTTATAATGGGGGAAAGCTTTTTGAAATTTCTTTTGAACATGACTGTAATGTTTGGGAGCCATTCCTCCGAAAATAAAATAACTACGTTCATCAAAATATTTGTTTAACTCTTTTTCACGTTGATGTCGTTCAGTTAACATTGTATTGATGAATTTAGGTAAAGGAACAATATCCTCTGAACTATCTGTTTTTGGTCTCGGATATATAGTTCTATTAGAGATGTCCATTGTTTTATTTATGGATATCTCTTTTTTGTATTTATTGTAGTCTGTCCAAACAAGAGCCATAGCTTCGCCAATCCTTAAACCTGTATAAAACATTAATGTAAATAACTCTCTGTAATCTTGCTCTTCAATGTCTTTGATTCTTTCTTCAAATTCTTCACGCATCATAAACTTAGGTTTTGGCTTTACACGCGGAATAGGTTTAATTGATATTGTTGGATCTGTACGTAATCCAAAGTATTTTTTGGCATAATTAATTACAACTTTAAAACCTGACCAAATTGTACGAGCAGAATTTGTTGATGCTACATTCTCTATTAGATATTTACGAAACTCTTGGCATTGATTTTGTGTTATCTTATTCATTTTTATATGCCCGAACTTAGCTTTAAAGTGTTTATGATATTCATTTTGTTTGCGTCGTTTTGTTTTAGGTCTCAAATCGCTATTTTCTAAATAGTGATGAAAAACATAATCAAATGTTTTTGAATCGCTATATCCTTCGTTTACATCATTCAAAAAAATAGCCTCTGCACTCTTAGCTTCACGCTTAGTTGAAAAACCGCGTTGCATCTTACGTTTGTTATTACCGTATACATCTTTATATCTAATGGAAAAATACCATTTACCTGTATTATCATCCTTATATACTGGCATTTTACTTCTCCCTCCTCAAAATTGGCAAAAAATAATAAGGGTAGGCGGGCTACCCGATAAAAATGTATAAAAAAAGACCAGATGAATTAACATCTGGCCAGCCGGATTGGTTACCGGAAATATGATTTTAAGCCGGATTGGTTACCGGAAATTTATATCTTGATTATAATAGATTAACGATAAAAAGTAAAGATAATTATGATAAAATGTTAGCTTTCATAAAATCTTCTATAATTTTTAAAGTTTCTTCATTGAAAGATATATGGCCAGTTGGATCGTAATCATTAAGTGTGCTTATTCTTTTTTTACTGATAGTGATAACTTGAGATGGAATTGCATAAGTTTGTTTGCCTACAAACCTTTCGTAACGCTCAATTATTTTTGCGAGTTGCATATAATTATTTTCAATCTCATCAAGTTCTTTTTCGATTGCTGAATTTAAGTTTTTTACTTTTGTGGATCTTGCGTGCATTTCTTTTATTCTATCCAAATCGAATCGTAAAGTTTTGTGGTCAGTTTTCATTTTTTCTAAAGCTTTTAGTATTAAATTCTCTTGTAATTTTAAAGAAAATTTGGTGTCTTTTGAAGTAAGTGGAACTATAGTAATTAGCTCATTGCGTTTGTTGTCATTTTTATTGAAAACGACGCAAAAATGATTCCCTGAGAATTCAGAACCAATGTTAACACCAAGTTTAGCGTATACAATAGTACCTCTTGGATACACTTTAAAGTTTTTTTGGTTAGTTAAGGTTGTTTCATTTTTAAAAATTATTGATTTTGTAAAAAGCCAGTCATCCAAATATTTAAATTTGAATTTTCCGCTATTGCAAACCTCTTCAAAGTTATTTACAGCTTTTAATATTTTATCTTTGCTACTTTTTTTGGTGGAATTTCTTTCCATCCCTCATCCTCCTCACGCCACACAAGCGCTATTAATCAATATCCAATAATTGTTGTTTTTTCTTATCGAACTCTTCCTGAGAAATTACTCCGACATCTAATAATTCTTTATATTTTATTAATTCATCAGCAACAGAAAAACTCATTTTTTCAGAATTGGATGGTTTCATAGAACTTTCTCGAATAGAGATTTGTTCTTGTATTGTTTCCGCCATTCTAGATACAGTGTTTTTTGATATGCTTCCTATAGCGATACTTGATGAACCGTGATGTATAATTATTTCGCCAAAAAGAAGTCCTTTTTTATACGAAACAGAATTGATTTTCTCGAATGGAAATTCATGAAATTTCAAACCATATATCATACCTTTATCTAAGAATAACAATCTTAGATCAGTACATACTATTAAGTAGGTATTATTATTGTACAATCCCGAAGTTACATACATTATGTTTTCATTATCTTTTAAAATCATAGGTAGTTCTTTCACTTCTTTTTTTGTACCAAACAAATCCTCTACACCTATTTCGCTAAATCTTTGGTAGATTTTAGATAAGTTTTCGTCAGATTTATTGATTTCACTTTCAAATTTCACTTCTTTTCTAGGTTTACTTTGGTATTCTTTTAAAATTTCTCTTTTGTCTTCAACAGATAGTTGCTTGTATTGTTTCTTTTCTTCTTTTGTTTTAGTTGCTAAATATTGACTCTCAATCATACTTTCTTTGAACGTTAATCTGCTCTTAGGTAATTCTTTCATGTTCATTTCTCCTTTATTTTTTGATTGTTAAATCGTTAGATCATAAGCATATTTAAATTCATTTATAAAATCAGATTTGCTTTCCATTTTCTCTTCTAAAAAACTTAAGTAGTTTTCTGCGTGGTAATTTTCGTTATTTGACATATAGTCGTTTAACCCATTGTGTATATGTCTTCTGATTACTTTTACCGCTATATGGATCGCTTGAAAACTCATTTGATACTTGTACGAAATTTGCTCAATATTAAAGTTGTTTATATATTTGTATCTTATATGTAAAGGAAACAATAAACATGAAGCAAATGAGTTTGCTTCATATTCTTCAGCAATCCTTCTATAATAATCTTTATATGTGAATGTTTTATTTAAATTAACTCCAGTATGTCCCATTATAAAATGACCATATTCATGAGCTAAAGTAAATCTTAGACGATTCATAGGCAGTAAATCGTTATAAACTATAATCGCTTTGTCTCCTTTTCTAATATGAAACGCTTCTTCTGAACCGAAAATAGAAGGTATTTTAAAATATAAAGTGCCAGTATTCTGAGAAAATTCAGAGAAAGTCACTAATTTAATACGTTTATCTTTTGAGATAATTTCAAATATATCTAAAGGAAAAGATAAGTTATATAGACCATTTGTGATCTCGTAAACTGCTTTCGCAGATTTAAAAAAAGATTTTTCATAATTTAATTTCAATTAAAAAGCCCCTTTGTTACTTAGTTAAATCATCCCAATCATCAAACATTGCTTCTAATATAGTCAAAGCTTTTTGCCTTTGTGCCTCCGTCATATTTTCTGTAGCTCGATGCATAATAAGAATATCTTCACTTTTATCTTCTCCGGAGTACTCATCTTTTTCTCTACCTAATAAGTAATCAACTGATACATCGAAGTGATCGGCAATTTTTTGCACCTTATCAATGCCTGGTTTGGTTTTCTCCCATCTTCTGATTTGTCCGTTTGAAAACCCTAAAGTTCTCTCTAATTCAGCAAAAGTCATACCTTTTGAATTGCACAAATTACGGATTCTTTGTACTAGATTCATAAATTTCTCCTATCACAGATTAACTTTTTCGCTATTTTTGTTGACAATTAGCATAAAAGTTAATATACTGTATTTAAGCTTTAAATTTAGCTTACTAAACACATAACAATTATTCGTTGGGGAACGAGTATTCAATACCTTTATGACAGGCATTACGAATTGTTATAGGTTTATTAAACTATGCTTAAATATTAGCATAAAAGTTATTGGTGTTCAACAGATAATTTATTTGCTTAGAAAAAATGTTATAGGAGGTGCTAATATGTCGACAACAGATTTCGGCTTGAAAGTGAGAACGGAATTATTAAAACGCAACATGACAAACAAGCAACTTGCGGAAATGCTAGAAATTTCAAGTGCTTACTTATCGGATATTTTACGTGGACGTAGAGATGCTTTTGAACAAAAGAAACGTATTGCGAATATTTTAGAAATTAAAGAAGAGGTGAAGAGTTAATGAATGAAATTAAAACTTTCAGTAACGACATGTTTTCAATCTTAATCAAACAAGATAATGAAAATAATTTATTCGATTTAGAAACTGTCGCAAAAAGTTTGGGGTTCACTCAGTTTAAAAACGGCAAACAATATATTCGTTGGGAAACTATCAATAAATATTTAGGTAAATATCTTTCCCAAGAAGTTGGGAAAGGCGATTTCATACCAGAACCAATGGTATATAAGTTGGCTTTCAAAGCAGGTAATGCTGTAGCAGAAAAATTTCAAGATTGGTTGGCGATGGAAGTCCTACCAGCTATTCGCAAACACGGTATCTACGCAACAGACAATGTAATTGAACAAACATTAAAAGATCCAGACTACATCATTACAGTGTTGACTGAGTATAAGAAAGAAAAAGAGCAAAACTTACTTTTACAACAAGAAATCGGAGAGCTAAAACCCAAAGCAGATTATGTTGATGAAATCTTAAAATCAACTGGCACATTAGCTACAACTCAAATCGCGGCAGACTACGGTATATCAGCACAAAAGTTAAACAAACTACTACACGAAGCTAGATTACAACGAAAAGTAAATAAACAGTGGGTACTTTACTCAGAACACATGGGCAAGAGTTACACAGAATCAGACACTATAGCAATTGTACGCTCTGACGGTAGAGAAGACACAGTTTTACAAACTAGATGGACACAAAAAGGCAGATTGAAAATACATGAAATCATGACTGAATTCGGTTATGAAGCTAACGTAACTGCTTAACAGGAGGGCGCAGCAAATGCAAGCTCAAAACAAAAAAGTCATTTATTACTACTATGACGAAGCCGGTAATAGACGACTATTATCAATTGGTAATTTAGATACCTATTTATTAGCAGATATCAAATCAAGATTTGGTTTATATAAAAAGGCAATCCCTGATTTAGATAATCTATACATTCAAATAGATGGTATCGAATTTAAATTATATTAAATTTTTGGAAATGCAAAGGAGGCACAACAAATGTTACAAAAATTTAGAATCTCGAAAGAAAAAAATAAATTAAAACTCAAATTACTAAAGCATGCTAGTTACTGTTTGGAAACAAGTAACAACCCTGAACTGTTGCGAGCAGTTGCAGAGTTGCTTATAAAGATAAATCGATAAATAGCGAAGGAGTTGATTTTTTATGAATTCGGAACTAATTCTTGCAGGTGGTACTTTAGGATTAATTTTTGTGACGGTAATTGAGACTTATAAAAGTCGATCCTCTTTAAAGGAGAAAGTAATTGTGTCGATAGCTGCGGTAATTTCAGTTCTTCTGATAATTTCTCTGATTCTTCTAACGATTTAATAATTATCAGGTGAGAATAATAATTTAAAAATCGACTTAAAACTTCTCTGGCTTGTACATCTTTTTCATAATCATGTTCGAAAAATTTAAGTGCTAGATTGTATTTCTTCCAATAGTTAACTATATCGGGAGGTACATAACTAAAGTTTTTAATGATTATTTCAGAAATCTTATCTTTGCGGTGATAAGAGTAAAAACTCATGAAGTCTAATAAATCGGTAGAAGGCAACTCATAACAAGCTTTTAGAATCTCGGAGTAAAAGTTATCATAGGTCTCTTTTTTGATTTGTTCTTCGAATTTTTCATTAGCCGTTTTTGTAGCAAGCCACCAAGAAAAAATTACCGCTATTAGAGGTATTGACATTTTTAAAAGTTCTAATAAACATTCCATAATTATCACTTCCTTTCACTAGGAGATAACTAAATTATACACAACACAAAAATAAAAAGGAGGAAAAGGTATGATGAAAAATAGTTTGCAAGCTAAAGAACTTGCGGTAATTTTATCTGTTTCTAAATCCAAAGCAGGACAAATAATAAGAGAACTGAATAAAGAGCTTGAAGACGAAGGGTACATTGCGATACGAGGCAGAATACCAGTCCAATTAGCTAGGAAAAAATTCCCTTATCACGACTTATCAGACGAGAGAATAATGGAGGAGTTGAAAAAAGAAAATGAGTAACATTTATAAAAGCTATCTATTAGCAGTATTATGCTTCACAGTCTTAGCGATTGTGCTTATGCCATTGTTGTACTTCACTACAGCATGGTCAATTGCGGGATTCGCAAGTATCGCAACATTCATATTTTATAAAGAATACTTTTATGAAGAATAAAAAAACTGCTACTTGCGCCAACAAGTAACAGTATCAAGCACTTAAGAAAAATTTCAAGTTAAATATAAAATGAAAAACGGAGGAAGTCAAGATGTATTACGAAATAGGCGAAATCATACGCAAAAATATTCATGTTAACGGATTCGATTTTAAGCTATTCATTTTAAAAGGTCATATGGGCATATCAATACAAGTTAAAGATATGAACAACGTACCAATTAAACATGCTTATGTCGTAGATGAGAATGACTTAGATATGGCATCAGACTTATTCAACCAAGCAATAGATGAATGGATTGAAGAGAACACAGACGAACAGGACAGACTAATTAACTTAGTCATGAGATGGTAGGAGGTCGCTATGAAGCAGACTGTAACTTATATCATTCGTCATAGGGATATGCCAATTTATATAACTAACAAACCAACCGATAACAATTCAGATATTAGTTACTCCACAAATAGAAATAGAGCTAGGGAGTTTAACGGTATGGAAGAAGCGAGTATCAATATGGATTATCACAAAGCAATCAAGAAAACAGTGACAGAAACTATTGAGTACGAGGAGGTAGAACATGACTGAACAAACATTATTTGAACAGTTGAACAGTAAAAACGTGAATGATCATACAGAACAAAAAAATGGATTAACTTATCTAGCATGGTCATATGCACACCAAGAGCTGAAAAAGATTGACCCAAACTACACAGTAAAAGTACACGAGTTTCCACATCCAGATATTAACACAGAAAATTATTTTGTACCTTATTTGGCTACACCAGAAGGCTATTTTGTACAGGTATCTGTGACTGTGAAAGATAGTACAGAGACTGAGTGGCTTCCAGTATTGGACTTTAGAAATAAATCGCTTGCTAAAGGTAGTGCAACAACTTTCGATATTAACAAAGCGCAAAAACGATGTTTTGTTAAAGCTTCGGCTTTACACGGTTTAGGCTTATATATCTACAACGGCGAGGAACTACCAAGTGCAAGTGACAACGATATTACAGAATTAGAAGAGCGTATCAATCAGTTCGTGAACTTATCTCAAGAAAAAGGGCGAGATGCAACTATCGATAAAACGATGAGATGGCTAAAAATATCTAACATTAATAAATTAAGTCAAAAACAAATCGCAGAAGCACACCAAAAATTAGATGCGGGATTAAAACAATTGGATAGTGAGGAGAAACAATAATGTTAAACAGAGCAGTATTAGTAGGACGCTTAACAAAAGACCCAGAATTAAGAAGCGCGCCAAATGGCGTAAATGTAGGTACATTCACATTGGCAGTAAACAGAACATTCACGAATGCTCAAGGCGAGCGTGAAGCAGATTTTATAAACGTAGTAGTGTTCAAGAAACAAGCTGAAAATGTTAAAAACTACCTTTCTAAAGGGTCGCTGGCAGGTGTAGACGGGCGACTACAAACACGTAGCTACGAAAATAAAGTCGGGCAACGTGTATTTGTGACAGAAGTAGTAGCGGACAGTGTTCAATTCTTAGAACCGAAGAATAACAACCAACAACCAAACAACAATTATCATCAACAAAGACAAACTCAAACTGGTAATAATCCTTTTGATAATACCACTGCGATTACTGATGATGACTTACCGTTCTGATTGGAATGATTAAATGCCGAAAATTACTAGTTATATCACTCAAGACGACGGCACAACAACAGTTGTCATCTCGGATGTTGAATTAGGCAATAAAGAAACATTACTACTTGATAACGGGTTTGATGTAGAAGTAGATGTAAACGTTATAGATCCGTTTCAAATTACCGGCAAGCAACGTCGAAAAATATTCGCGCTTGTCAAAGACATAGAAGAACATACAGGTCAACCAATGGACTATATGAGACATATGTTCATCGAGTTTGTAAGAACGTACTACGGCTATGATGAACGTATTTCGCTAAGTAATTGTACGAGAACACAAGCAAGTCAAATCATTGAAGCAACGCTTGACTGGACGTTCTACAATGACATACCACTTAGCTACAAAACGAGTAATCTACTGAAACAAGATAAATCATTCTTATACTGGTCAACTGTTAACCGCAACTGTGTAATATGCGGAAAGCCTCACGCTGACCTAGCGCATTACGAAGCAGTAGGTAGAGGCATGAACAGAAACAAGATGAATCACTACGACAAACATGTATTAGCGTTATGTCGCGAACATCATAACCAGCAACATGCGATTGGCGTTAAGTCGTTTAATGATAAATACCACTTGCATGACTCGTGGATAAAAGTTGATGAGAGGCTCAATAAAATGCTGAAAGGAGAGAAAAAGGAATGAATAGACTAAGAATAATAAAAATAGCACTCCTAATCGTCATCTTGGCGGAAGAGATTAGAAGCGCTAAAAAAATTAAAAAATTTACCCCTGAGGATTCTAAAGGTTTTCCTGATATAACAAAAGATTCAATAAAAGAACCTAAATAAAAATATTATGGTTGATAAAATCCCATTGTTCTTTTGTTAACCACCCTTGTTTGTTATTGACTATTTCTGTAACAAACAGCTTATCTCCAGAATCGAGATAAGGTTTCAACTTTTCTATCATTTCTGAAGTTGATAAAGAAGAACGGAATAAAAATGAAGATTTCCAATAATTGCAATGACCATTAGAAATTTCCTTTTTTATAACATTTCTCAATTCCTCATATTTTTGTCCGGGTGAGTTTAAATCATATGTTAACATATAAGGTTTTTCCATATTTTATTCACCCCCAATCTAACGCAGTAGCGATAACAAAATTATACCAGAAAGGAGATAACGAAATGGCAACATTTAGAGTTTACAAAGAATCAGGTAACTTTGTCACAGTACACAAAGATTTTATACATGATTCTAATATAAGTTGGAAGGCTAAAGGTATTCTACTTTATTTGTTAAGTCGACCTGATAACTGGCAAATTTACGAAACAGAACTAGAGCAACATTCAACTGATGGACTTAGCGGTTTAAAGAGTGGAATCAAGGAACTGGAAGAAATTGGATACATTCAACGTAGTAGAAAACGTGATAAAAGTGGTAGGTTAAATGGTTATGAGTACTTAGTATATGAGCAACCGCACCACATTCGATTTTCCAACGTTGGAAAAACCGTTAACGGTAAAACCAACAATGGAAAAACCGTTAATGGTAAATCGCATACTACTAATAATAATAGTACTAATAATGATTTAACTAATAATAACAATACTAATAATGAAGGAAGTATATTGTCGGGCAACCCGACGGTGTCTTCCATTCCATATAAAGAAATTATCGAATACTTAAATAAAAAAGCAGGAAAGCATTTTAAACATAATACAGCTAAAACAAAAGATTTTATTAAAGCAAGATGGAATCAAGATTTTAGGTTGGAGGATTTTAAAAAGGTGATTGATATCAAAACAGCTGAATGGTTAAACACGGATAGCGATAAATACCTTAGACCAGAAACACTTTTTGGCAGTAAATTTGAGGGGTACCTCAATCAAAAAATACAACCAACTGGCACGGATCAATTGGAACGCATGAAGTACGACGAAAGTTATTGGGATTAGGGGGATATTATGAAACCACTATTCAGCGAAAAGATAAACGAAAGCTTGAAAAAATATCAACCTACTCATGTCGAAAAAGGATTGAAATGTGAGAGATGTGGAAGTGAATACGACTTATATAAGTTTGCTCCTACTAAAAAACACCCGAATGGTTACGAGTATAAAGACGGTTGCAAATGTGAAATCTATGAGGAATATAAGCGAAACAAGCAACGGAAGATAAACAACATATTCAATCAATCAAACGTTAATCCGTCTTTAAGAGATGCAACAGTCAAAAACTACAAGCCACAAAATGAAAAACAAGTACACGCTAAACAAACAGCAATAGAGTACGTACAAGGCTTCTCTACAAAAGAACCAAAATCATTAATATTGCAAGGTTCATACGGAACTGGTAAAAGCCACCTAGCATACGCTATCGCAAAAGCAGTCAAAGCTAAAGGGCATACGGTTGCTTTTATGCACATACCAATGTTGATGGATCGTATCAAAGCGACATACAACAAAAATGCAGTAGAGACTACAGACGAGTTAGTCAGATTGTTAAGCGATATTGATTTACTTGTACTAGATGATATGGGTGTAGAGAACACAGAACATACTTTAAACAAACTTTTCAGCATTGTTGATAACAGAGTAGGTAAAAACAACATCTTTACAACTAACTTTAGTGATAAAGAACTAAATCAAAATATGAACTGGCAACGTATCAATTCAAGAATGAAACACAATGCAAGAAAAGTAAGAGTAATCGGAGACGATTTCAGGGAGCGAGACGCATGGTAACCAAAGAATTTTTGAAAATTAAACTTGAGTGTTCAGATATGTACGCTCAGAAACTCATAGACGAGGCACAGGGCGATGAAAATAAGTTATATGACCTATTTATCCAAAAACTTGCAGAACGTCACACACGCCCCGCTGTCGTCGAATATTAAGGAGTGTTAAAAATGCCGAAAGAAAAATATTACTTATACCGAGAAGATGGCACGGAAGATATTAAGGTCATCAAGTATAAAGACAACGTAAATGAAGTTTATTCTCTCACAGGAGCCCATTTCAGCGACGAAAAGAAAATCATGACTGATAGAGACCTAAAACGATTCAAAGGCGCTCACGGGCTTCTATATGAGCAAGAGCTAGGATTACAAGCAACGATATTTGATATTTAGAGGTGGCACAATGAGTAAATACAACGCTAAGAAAGTTGAGTACAAAGGAATTGTATTTGATAGCAAAGTAGAGTGCGAATATTACCAATATTTAGAAAGTAATATGAATGGCACTAACTATGATCGTATCGAACTACAACCTAAATTCGAACTACAACCTAAATTTGGGAAGCAAAGACCGATTACGTATATAGCCGATTTCTCTTTGTGGAAGGAAGGGAAACTGGTTGAAGTTATAGACGTTAAAGGTAAGGCGACTGAAGTTGCCAACATCAAAGCGAAGATATTCAGATATCAGTATAGAGATGTGAATTTAACGTGGATATGTAAAGCGCCTAAATACACAGGTCAAGAATGGATGGTATATGAGGACTTAGTGAAAGTCAGACGTAAAAGAAAAAGAGAAATGAAGTGATTTAATGCAACAACAAGCATATATAAACGCAACGATTGATATAAGAATACCTACAGAAGTTGATTATCAGCATTTTGATGATGTGGATGATGAAAAAGATATGCTAGCAAAGCGCTTAGATGACAATCCGGATGAATTACTAAAGTATGACAACATAACAATAAGACATGCATATATAGAGGTGGAATAAATGAGTATCGTAAAGATTAACGGTAAACCATATAAATTTACCGAACATGAAAATGAATTGATAAAAAAGAACGGTTTAACTCCTGGAATGGTTGCAAAAAGAGTACGTGGTGGCTGGGCGTTGTTAGAAGCCTTACATGCACCTTATGGTATGCGCTTAGCTGAGTATAAAGAAATCGTGTTAGCCAGAATTATGCAACGAGAGGCTAGAGAACGTGAAATAGCTAGGCAACGACGTAAAGAGGCTGAGCTAAGAAGAAAGAAGCCACATTTGTTTAATGTGCCTCAGAAACATCCAAGAGGACGTTATGCGTGCTACCTGATGGAAAACGACATATTCGTGAAAGTTAAGAAGTAG